ATCCTGCTGCACCTGCCGATAATGTCGGAGCCACCATTTTTGCCACGATCAGAAGTCCTGCGATTGCAGCTACCATTCCAACTAAAACAGCAACAGCCAATGGTCCCGATTCCGCCACAGCTTTCGCTCCTTGAGCAAGCAAAAAGAAACCACCGCTAATCAGAGCAACTCCTGCACCAAGCATCATAAATGCTTTGGCAGATTCCATAGTGCTTTTCATGCTTTCCCTACTCGACACTCCAACTTCTCTCTGTCCCTTGGAAATTCCAAGCAATTTTCCGGCAATCGCACTAATCCCTGCGCCGGCAAGACCTGCAATCGCACTGGTGAATGCACCTACAAACGGGGCAACACTTTTTGCAATCTTAAAGCCTTTATATGCAACGACAAGCTTAGGAATCTGAGGAATCACTTTCGCGATAGTTTCAGAATGATCCTCTAAAAATCCGGCAAATGTTTGCAGAGCCCCGCTCGCGGAATCCATTACACCGGCGAAAGAACTGATGCTTTCCGTGGAGCCAAACGCACCTGTAATCTTTCCGAGATCTTCTCCAATTGCGGAAAAAGCATCTCCAAAAGCGTTCTTCACTTCTAATGCTTCTGTTTTTAAAACATTCCAGTACCCACTTGCTTTATCGAGAAATCCAGTTAATTTTCCTGCGATTGCATCTCCATCAAGATCTCCAATTTTATTAATTATCCCGTCCAAAGATTTAATCGCTCGACCGGATAAAACATCAAATGACGGTGCCAGCTTATTACTTACTGTTTCGGTCAGACCATCCATTGCCTGATCTACAGTCTTATACTCTGTAGCAAGCTTCGTAAATGCGTCATTTGTGCCGACTTTTGCGATAGCATCAAAGAAATCTTCTGTCGCGATTTTTCCGTCCTGCACATTCTGCACCAGCTCCGTGGTAGTCATGCCCATTTCTTTTGCGACTGCCGATATACCAGCCGGAGTCTGTTCGATCATAAGTTTAAAGTCTGCCCATGCAACCGTTGGTTTCGCTGCCATCTGTGTAGCTTGCTGGCTTAAAGTTTTCATTGCCTGTTTTGGATTCTCAGCTGCCGCCGCAAGCCCTCCGAATCCCTTTACAAGCTTGTTCGTGCTTTTAATACCTACTGCACTCAGCTGAGCATAAGTACTCGCCATATCAGATGCGCTGTAAATAGTATCTTCTGCAAACTCTTGCAATTCCTTTTTTACAGATGCAATCTCGTCAGCACCTTTGCCAACCATCGACATGTTTCCGTTAAATGTTTTCCATGCAGCACTGGAAGAATTTAATTCCGACACCATACCGCCAATACTGGATGTGACAGCACCAAATGCCTTTTGTCCAATTCCGGACATGATTCCAAATCCGATTCCACTTGTGAGCGTGTTTTTTAAATTGCTTACGGTACCCATTGCAGATTTGAAAGCAGACGTAAATCCTCTATCCTGCGCAGATAATATTGCCTTTACGGAAAAACTTTCTGCCATGCCATCACTCTCCTTTCATCATTCTGCCGATTATGTCTAATCTTTCATTTTTTTGCTTTCGGTTCCTCACGCGATCTACTTCTTTTTCGTAATCAAAGAATTTTCTGAATCTCTGATACACTGGTTTCGACCTATTCTTTCCGACCTTTTTCTCTGCTTTCACAGCAAAATTCAGGAACGCTTGCAGATGATTTCGATAGTCCTTATCTACTTCTCTTAGCTGCACAGCCTCCATGAGCAAGGTGTATTCTGGAATTGTCAACCTATCCACTTCTTCAAAGCTCTTAAAGCCAAGATATCGGAAACAATTCAACGCCACCTCTCTGTAGGATTCTTCAAAATCTACATCATCAGCTCTCTCTTCTTCGCTTCTTCCTCTTCCATTCTCTGTTTCTCTTTCTCCACAGCGTCCACGATCTCGTCCGTAGCTTTTTTCGTAGCATTGGCACTCTTCAAGAAACCCATTACTGTTTCTGTAAGTTCATCAATATCTGTGTCCTCATCGTCGATATACTCATCCAAAAGGCCTCTTGTCACTCTCGGATTCTGCCCTTTATTCGCAACATCAAGAATGTTTACCAACGCATCCGGATCACCATTTATTAAGTTCATAAGCGCATACCGGAATCCTACGTCTTTTTTTACTCCCGGCAATCCATCCACAGGCATATTTGTCTGCTTGTTGATTTCTCTCAAAAATCCCATTCCAAATTTAAACTGGTACACCTGTCCGTTAATCGTTAATTCCATCATATTTTTTACCTCCATTAAAAGAGAGCGGTTTTACCGCCCCCTATGTACATAATCATCCGTTTTTCGCCTTACAAATTCTCCCTCTACTGATCAAGGCAGTATCACCAGAGGGGTTTACGATTCCTGTGTCGTATCCTTAAACACATAAGCTGCTACTTCCTGCTGCTGTGCAGTTACAGTAACATCCCCTCGTTTTCCGGAGCCGTTAACACCAAAAGTAAGAGACACCTCTACATTTTCATCTGCCGAGGATACGATCTCAAATTCCGTGAGATATCCCTGGAAATACATACCCTTAAACTTATTCGGACCAGGTTCTGCCGGATCCTCAAGGTTTGCTTCCCAGATTTCAAGCAACTCATCCGAATCCATTGCGTCCTCTAACTCAGAGATTAACTTATCTTTCTTCGCAAGGATAGCATTGGCCGTGATTTCTGTTTCCGCAGCCCCGGGTGTACGGATGGCTCCGTCCTTTGTGGCAGTGGAATCTGCGTCCTTGCTTTTTGTTCTTCCATTTTCTGTTGTGAATGCAAGATTTTTCGCAGCCTCTTCTTTGGCTTTTCCTGCAAGTCGATACAAATAGACGATTTTCTTGCCAGATACCGCCTCTGCAAATAACTGTAGTCCTGTCTTAAACATGCTTTTTCTCCTCTCTAACTAAAACTAAATTCTATTTCCAGCAACCCGTGTAAAAGAGGGTGCTTTGTTGTTGTATCCGGAAGAATTCTCTGATTTACATTCCGGACATCCCATGCAAAATTTTCGGTATGATCCAGTTTTCTGCATGTGGTTTTGATCGCCAACAGCATTTTTGATACCGTTCCTCTCTGTCTTGGATTGTTGTGCCAGACATGAATGGTCTGATACACATTGCCAAACACAGCCGTTTTATTGGCATCGTCTGTCTGTTGGCTATCTGCAAGATAAACAAAAGGATACGGCGTACCATCCGGCGGTAAGAAGCCATCATATACGTCATATCCTAATGCTTTGATCTCTGTAAGTAATTTTGTAAATAATTCTTGCTGTGGATCCATATCTCACCTCACAAGCTTTTGCAAATCTTTTTCAAACTGTTTCTTTTGCTCCTCAAATGCGGGTTTTAAATAGGGTTGGGCTTCCATAAAGCGAGTTCCGAGTTCTACATAAGGCGCATACTCAGCTGTTGGTTCGACAGTGGCGGTCATCCCACCATCAGAGATGTCAATACCGATACTTCTTTTCAGTGTTCCAGTGTCAACCGGTGCGTTCCTCTGCGCTTTTCTTTGCATATCAGAGCCGTTCCTTTTTACAACAGTCTTCACTGCGCTCATATCCATTCTCTTTTTCAATCCTTTATTCAGCTTTGCAATTCCTTCGAATTTCACTGTAGCCATTACTGCACCTCCGATACTACAAACACATGCTTTGTCCGCAGTTTCCGCTCAAAATCCACTTTGTATAGTGTATCGCCTATCCGGATACGGTCAAAAGGCTTTTTGTAATGCGTCTGTAACCGCACCGTCTTGCTTCCCTGCTTTATGGATCCATATACAAGGTTCATTGTCTCTGTTCCGGTATCTGTCACACTGGCGTGTCTTTTCTCTTCTGAGACTGTATCATCTCTATAATCTCCAGTAGCTTCGTCATACTCCCCAGGTACGATCGACTGAAAGAAAACTTCTGTATCACACCTCAAATAAATCTCACCCTTCCTCGTTTTGATTCTTTTTGCGAATCTAAAAAAGCCTGTATTTCATTCATAAATCCATCAAAATCGTTGTCATTATAGGACATATTCTCTCCCTCGACATTGTGTGATGACATACCCTCGGAACCCAACCGATTAAACCGGATCACTGCCACTTCCAAAACAATATGAT